GTAGAAGAGTATGCTTGGGTAAAGGAATCCAAGACGGAAAAAGACCCCGGTCATTGCACTCCGAGTGACCGGTCACAGCTTGAACCATCCAAAACCGGAGGCTGGAAGGTTGAGGGGAAACCCAATACGCCTTCTTTGCCCGGAGCTGGAGACATAGAAAGCACCTCCCGCGGATGCGGCGGAGAGGCAGGGGCCAGGCTTAACAACCCTGGAAGCTTAGAAGCTACCGAGGAGGCGAGAAAGCAGCGTGAAAACTGTAGTATCAATTCCAACGAAGGGGTTTCTATCGAGGGAGCAGATCTATCAAGGATTAGAGGTTACTCATCCGACAGGTCAATTGAACAGTCCGAGGCGGCTATAGACTGTTCCCTCCGAAACAAAAATATTAACATGGACACTTGCGGAATCAGAAACATTAACAAACAAAACGAGAAGGAAGGAGAAATTGAGATTAAACTCTCCAAGAAAGTGGAGAAGATTATGGGGACCATCAAAGATGGGGAACCACTTGTGAATGCAGACCAAGAATTCATCTACGGGTTTGCTAAGGTCAGTGTGTCGGACGACGACTGGCTAACTAAAGAAGATAAGAAGGTAGAGGTGATGGGACAAGGATACAATCCCAACGGACAGAGAGTCCTGTGTTCCACACTCCCAGTATGGTTTTCTAACCATCCAGGAGTTAAACCTCCAGTACATCCGGACATCTTCATGGGTATCTATTGTTTAGAGTGCGATGCCCAAACAAACGGATTGGCTCCAATGATTCTACACCATCAGAATAGCCATCCTGATTTGCTCCGCCAAAATGGGAAAATGAATTATGCTAGGACCCCATGTAACATCCAAGCGGCACGATTGTGGAAAGAGGATTCATCAGAGAAAATAGAAATGCAAATCAGGAGAATAACTAGGACAGAAGGACCAGGAAACAGAGGACCAAGCTTTGTGGTGGTACCCGAAGCAGGAGAAGTGGAGGCTGCAGCTACGGATGTATCTGTAGACCCAGCCGCAATGGCTGCAGAGAATGCAGCCATGGGAGCTTCATTAAGAGATGCGCTGCCCCAACCAGCAATCGCACCGACACCTTCCCTGGTGGGGATGGCGAGTGATGCGACTGTTCTGGTTGGACCAGGCACCGACCCTCTTATTGGGGCCATGACCGGGATCCAACTGAACAAGGTTGAACAGTTCTACTCCGTACCTGAGGTAGTAGAGCAATATAACATCAATTCTTCAACAGCCACAGTAGGGTCACAGCTGGGATATATACCATGTGGAACGCTCGGACCTCGACAGTTGGAGTGGGCTACCCAACATAGATATTGGGAAGGCAGTGTGGATTACACTTTCCAGCTTTTTGGTACAACTAATACTCCAGGCTCTATCATCGTAGCCCAATTTGGACCGGAAGATGCGGAAATCAAGGACAGTCTTACAATTCAAGATTGTTTGTCGAAGCCACACAAGATCATGGCTATCACCAACAACTTCTCGACTCAGAAGTTTACACTGTATCCATACAGGACTCGAGCAGAAGTTCTCAGAACAACCGTCAACATGAAGAACAGCGATAGAGGTTACCTAGGGATCGTAGTTTATAGCCCCATCATAAACTCATACGGGACAGAAATAGACATACACATGAAGATTCTAGCCCAGCCGGGAATAGACTACAACCTGTGGGGTGTTTCAGGACGACCAGGATCTGGAGGAGGAGGTAATGTAACAATTCAGTCTGATGTATATATATCAGGAATGAAGTATATTGCGACTGAGACAGCAAAAGAGAATGAATATCCGGCTCCGGTGAAAATGATCACAACCCCAAATGCGACTCAACAGTTGTATGACGGGCTTGGCGACGTCTTAGACCCGTCTACTCTAGCGGTCAAAGAGAAAGATGAGGATTCTGGAGAAAAGATTCCGTATGACTACTACGACTCTGATATTACAGGAAGTAGATCCGGTATGCTCTCACAACAATTCGTAATGGGAGGATATATAGGCCAAGATAAGAACAATAGGTTCTATGACTGGGATGTCGTGGTCGGAGGAGTATCAGAGGGAACAGCTGTAAAAACCAGCTTCCCTCTGGACCCCTATTTTCTATTCAACGGATCAGGCTTCATCTATGCCTTCAGAGGAAGGGACGACACGATACAAGAGTTCACCACTTCGCTAGTAGAAGGCGGAACAACAGGATATGTCTCAACGGATATGGAACAAGAGAAACCTGAGCTCAACAGTGGGATATATATACAATCCTATCAAGGGCATCCAAAAGGATTCCTGTGTATCCACAAGCAAAGAGCGAAGGAACTGAAGGTACCATCGGGAGCGAGTGATAGCAGGAAGTTCTCAACCAGGAGATGGCATAAGACCAGGAGTACAGTAGGAGCAGTGTTTGCCCAATCACGGGAGTTACCTCGCGAAGACCTTACATCAGTGATCTTCACGGCTATGGTACCACCACTTGTTCCACGCCAGTTTGATGCAACCCATATGCCCTTACTTCCTGAGAGGTCACGAACCTTCCAGGAAGTGAGTGCTTTGTGGGCCAACAATGCGCCGGTGCCAGGAACAGGCAAAAGAGGAACACTGTATGTGGGCCAACAGATAGTAGGAGACATTGGTATCTGGTGTAAGAACTCCACGACAATTACGGTGTTAATGAATGCACCGCGCAATCACGAGCTGGTCATAGGTCAGGAATTAGTGAAGATCACTAATGTTACAGACTGGGAGCTGACAAGTGGCCTGTCGAAGGCGTCACCTGCCCTATTCATCAGTAGGGAAACCGACGTCTCCCTCGAGTATGTGGACACTTGTAGAGAACTCTTCGAATCTGGCTTGAAGGGAGCTAAAAAAGTTACCTATAGGGAATCTAGAGACGTTCTCGTAGCCAGAGGAGAGAAGATACCTGTGTGTAGATACGCAATAAGCGAGGCGGCGATAGGAGCCGGAATGGTTGCAGGAGGCATCCTAGGTGGATTAGGATCAGGACTTTCCAGCATGGCCCAAGCACGCTGGAATTCGAGAGAAAACGATTTTTGGAG